GGCCGATCGGGTCGCCGCGGGGAATAGAGGGCATCGGCCCCGGCCGGGCCACAGACTGCCCGAAGTTGCCCATCGGAATCGTTGCCATGCGTCACCCCACCCGAATGCTCTTGTCGACCACCGGCGCCGGCGCCTGCTGGCCCGAGAAGCCCGGGCCGCCGGTGCGCCAGCCGTTGGACTTCATCCCCTGGTACGCACCACCCAGCACCGTGCCGACGGCGTTGACGTAGCCGGCAGCTTGCGCCATGCGCCCCTGAGCCCGTTCCATTGCAGCGTCCGTCTGCAGTCCTCGAGCGCGACGGTTTCCTTCCAGGATCGCCTGAAAGGCGTCTTGCTCGTAGCCCTGCGTGATATCGCGCTCGACTTCGGCCGCGCTGCCCTCGCCGACCTTCACGCCGGCGCCAGCGAACGCGGCGTTGGCCTGCCCGACCTGTTTGCGCCCGGCGCGCCGGATGATCTCCGCCATCTTCAGCGCGTTGTCCTGCTCGACCTGCGCCTGGTACTCAGACAGACCGGCTTGAATGTTTGCCTGCGCGCGCGCGGTCTTTCCTTGCTGCACTTGGCCCAGGGCGTTCACTGCCGTGAGCGTCAAAGACACTGGGTCACACATCGTCAAACCTCCAGCGAAACAACAGAAACTCGTGACTCGGCCCACACGGGTCTGGCAAGATGGAAAAACCGAGCCAGAGCAGAAAGCGCTGCGCGCGCACGTTGCGGCGATGCACGATGTTGACGAGCTCGCGGTGCTGCGTCTTCCATTCAGCTACCACTCGTGTTGCGCAAGCAGCGACTGCGCGGCGTGGCACGCGATCTAGAGCAGCAGTGCAAAGCATCCAGGGCACCCCGCGATGCTCAAGAGGCACGCAACCGAACAGAGCGAATAGCTCGCCCTTCCAGAGCGACGCCTGCGCCTGCTGACCGGCCAGCGCCCGATGCACATCAACACCTGCCGCGGCGAGCTCGGCACGATCTGCCGGATGCAGGTTGCCGGCCAGCGCCTCCTCGTCTCGCGAGCACATGGGTCTGATCTCGATCATCAGTCGTTGACCTGGAACTTGCGCACCGCGGCCAGCAGGTGCATCGGCAGCGGCTGGTCTTGCACGATGGTGAGATCCGAGCGGCCGCGCTCCCAGCCCAGCGTCTCGATGCGCACGTTGCCGGTGAAGGGCTGCGGCGCCTTGTCGAGCACCGCGGGCCCGAAGCGGCGGAACGGCACGTCCTGCTCGTTGCCCTCGCCGTCGTAGACCTGGGCCCCGATGGTGTTCAGGAAGCGCAGCGTGATCTCGCTGGTGCGCATGCTGTTGCCCTGGGCCGTGCCGGTGCCGGTTCCCACCTCCGGGGTGAGCAGGCCGATCTCGCTGCGGAAGTGCAGGCCGATCAGCGTGCGGTAGCTGGCGCGCGGCAGCGTGACGTTGCCCGAGCCATCGACCGTCTGCTGGGTCTGCACGGCGCCGTCGGCCACGATGTCGACGGTCTTGCCGATCAGGTGCGGCACGTTGAAGACGGTCTGCCCGGCCGCGTTGTCGAACGACACGCCGCAATCCACGGTGTAGCCGTAGGTGACGATGGCCGGCGCCGGCGGGTAGCCGCTGTACGCGGCACCAGGCAGCATCGGCTGGAACACCTCGTCCAGGATCTCGATGTAGCGCACCGTCGCGCCGTTCACCGTGCGCCGCGCGATCACCCAGGTCTCCTCGCGGTCGCCGTTTGGGATGGTGGCCACCGACTCGAACGCGCCTTCGGTGTAGTGGTTCGCCCAGCCGATCACCGACTGGTCGCGGTCGAAGGTGCAGCTCAGCAGCGCCCCGTCGCCACGCACCGCCCACAGCAGCAGGTCGGGCTCCTGCTGGTAGGCCATGGCAGTCACGCCGCCGCCCTCGGTGATGTGCTCGGCAAGGACCGTCAGGTCGGGCGCCGCGTAGCCGTCGAAGTCGTACCGGTAGCCCATAGCGCGCACCTTGCGGCCCGCGCGCTGCACGAACACCGACTCCTTGCCCACGGTGACCGGGCGCACACCCCTGGACCCATGCGAAGACTCGGGACGGATGCGCACGTTCGTCGGCGTGATCGGCTTCTCGACGCCGCCCTGCAGCGAGAACTCGCCGCCATAGGTGTGCACCACCAGGTTGCGCAGCGACGCCAGGTAGCTGATCGGGTTGATCTCGTCGGCGGCGATGGTGAACGAGTAGCCGTCGTCGTCGGCCGTGCCTTTGGTGAAATCCAGGTACTCGCCGGTTCGACTGCCCCAGATGGTTTGCGAGAAGCGGTTCGAGCCGGCGGCCACCAGGCGCTGCTCGTGCAAGGTGAGCGTGCGGGGGTAGCCGTTGAGCGCGGACCACACCGACGACTCAAGCGACCAGGCCAGCGGCGGCGACGCCACGGTGCCAGTGAGCGCCGTCAGGATGGTGGCCTTGACCACGCTGGCCGAGGTGAAGGACGTGATCTTGCACAGGCCGCCGTTGATGCGCACGAACTTGCCCACGTCCTCGGCTCGCCACACGCTGTCGGTGATGCCGTAGCCCCCGCGCGCGTAGCTCGTCGATGCGAAGTCCGAGCTCGTGGTGGCGCTGACCTGGGTCGCGCTGTTGAAGGCGGTTATCGCCGCCACGCCGCTGTCGGCATACATCGTATTGCCCACGTCGCCAGCCGCGAACACGCCGGCCGAGGCGGTGACAGTGATGGCGCCGGTCTTGGCCGAGAGCGTGATGTCGGCCGCGCGCGAGAGCGAGCCGGTCAGGTCGATGCTCGACGCGACCGGATCCTTCGCTGAGGGCTTCACGATGCCCTGCGGGGACACGTCGAGGTACCACGCCCCCGACGCCAGCGCGACGCCGGCAAACGCGATGGAGATGTCGACGGTCACCCCCGTGGCCGAGGTGTAGCCGGTGACCACCGCCAGGCCCGAACCGCTGACCAGCTGGCGGCCCACGTCGCTGGGCAAGAAGACGCCGGCGCTTGCCGTCGCAGTGCGGCCGGCGCCCACCGTCGCAGCCGACAGCGTGAGGTTCGCGGCCAGCGCGTGGCCCTGCTCGTCGAACGGCGTGGTGGTGAAGGGAGCGGCCGAGAGGTCGAAGATCGCCGTGCTGAAGCGGCGCAGACGCTGGATCGGCACGCTGGGGTGCGCGATGAACATCGTGTCGGCGCCCTGCGCGAAATCGATGTCGGCCAGCATCGACTCGCTGTAGCCGGTGGCCAGCTCGGTGATCAGCGCACCGCCGCCGGCGGGCCACACGCGCACGTAGAGGTCGCCGAACTCGAGCATGTACGCGAAGTCGCGGCTGAACACGAACGGCACGAGGCGGGCCTTCTTGGTGCCGCTCAGCTTGGCCGGCGCCACGTAGCGCGTGCCGCCGCGGCGCTTGGCGCCACCGTGGATCACCGGGTAAGCGTTGACCAGGCTGCGGGCCGCGTTCGCGTAGCGGTCAATGTCCGTGCGCCCGACCAGGCGCGGGCTGATCTCGCCGGCGGTGAAGTTGGTCTGCTGCAGGCTGACGCGCGGCATGCTCAGCTCCTCCACCAGTTGCTGCCGCCACCCCGGCGGGCCGCGAGCAGCGGCGAGTCACCGACGGTCTCGGGCGGTTCATCCTGGCCGTCGACGGCACGCGCCTGCTTGAGCACGTCCTTCAGCGCGTCCTCGACCAGCTGCTCGAGGCTGGCCGACTGCGTGATCGGGTAGGCCATCACCGCCTTCATCGAGACGGTCATCGCCCACACGAGCATGTCGTCCCAGGTGCCCGGGTTCTCGTTGCGCCACACGTACCGCAGCAGCGCCGGGTTCTCGTCGCACAGCAACTTGCCGCTCTCAATTTTGAAGTCGGCCTCGGCACCGGCCTCGCCCACCGCCAGCACGCGCATGAAGTCTGGCGGCAGCGTGAACTGGAACGCCCAGTCGAACGCCGGCGGCGTCAGGTCGGGCGCCAGCGCCACGCGCTTGACCGCGCAGTTCCACGGGTGCCGGCGCAGCACGTAGTTGCGCACCGCAGGCCACAGATTCGACGCCAGCCGGGCCCGATCGCTGTTCTCGTTCAGGTCGTTGATGGGCTGGCCGCCCAGCATGAGGAGCGCGTTTGAGCAGATGCTGACTTCGGTGGCTGCCATCGCTTCGTCCCTTCGGAATGAAAAACGGGGGGCACGACGGCCCCCCGATCCACTGCACACGCCCGGGGTGGGCGCGACGCACGATCAGTCCTGCACGTACACGCCCTTCAGCGTGACGACCTGGCCGGCCGGCAGCGCGGCGCCGGCCACCACCGACAGCAGCGTCGAGTCGTCGGTCGAGCTGGCGTAGCCGTTGGCGACCGCGGCGCTGTCGTCGGTCGTCTGGTAGCCGTCGCCGGTCATGGTCATGGTGTTGGTCGCCGAGGTCGAAGCCGCGTTCGACAGCACCACCAGCATGCCGGGGCCGTAGCCATTGATCGCCGTGATCACGGTGTTCGCCACGATGCCCGTGCCGGTGATCAGGTTGCCCACCTGGAACGAACCGAAGTTGTTCGTCGGCTGGATCACGTTCGAGCCGGCGACCGTGGTGGCCGAGCCGGTGCACGTGTTGTCGGAGGCCGTCGGCGTGGCGTTGCCCGCGGCGGTGACCGACGTGGCCGCGAGGTAGCGCGCGGTGTTCACGTTGTCGCCCAGCGTGAGCGTGCTCGACGCGGCGCCCGCGTTCCAGATCAGGCGCGACAGGTGGCCCACGAGGCGCGCGCGCAGCGGCAGCTTGCCCCAGTAGATCCGGTCCGCGACCAGCAGCGTGCCGGCGCCCACGACGTACTGCGCTTCCATGAAGCGCAGGCGGCCGCCGAGCTTGTCGGAGCGCACGCGCGTGGCCGGCGCCAGACCGCTGGACGGGCTGTTGATGACCGACAGGGTGTCGGAGTAGTAGTTCGGCATGTTCAGCTCCTTGGGTTAGGCGCAGGCGATCTCGACGACGCCTTCGTCCTCGAGCCGGGTGGCGCCGATCGACATGTCCGCGAAGACCTGCCAGGCGTTGTTCTTGTCCGGGCGCTTGTCGACCGAGGTGTTGATCTCCTGGCCGATGCCCAGCGCGACGCAGCTGCGCGACCAGGCCACGGCGTAGCCCGTAGTGGCGGTCCCGTCCTTGGCCACGCGCTCGGAGCGCACGAACTTGAAGCCGAGGAACGTGTCGATCTGACCCTGGGCCAGCGCCTTCACCGAGTTGTAGTCGACCGACTTGATCTCGGTGGTGCCGTACAG